ACAAGCAGCAGCAGATAAAGCTGCAGCAGATGCAGCAGCAACTGCACAGCAAGCAGCAAATGAAAAAGCAGCAGCGGAAGCCAAGGCTGCAGAAGATGCACGTATTGCTGCTGAACAAGCAGCCAAAGAAGCACAAGCAGCAGCAGACAAAGCAGCAGAAGACGCAAAAATTCAAGCAGCAAAAGATGCTCAAGCAGCAGCAGACGCTGCTAAAGCAGAGGCGGACGCAAAAGCAAAAGCCGAACAAGATGCTGCACTAGCAGAACAAAAAGCTAAAGATGAAACAGCAAAAGCCGAACAAGATGCTGCAAATGCTAAAGCAGAAGCAGATAAACAAAAAGCAGAAGCGGATAGAATTGCTGCTGAACAAGCAGCCAAAGAGCAACAAGCAAAAGATGCAAAAGCTGCACAGGATGCTGCTATACAAGCACAAAAAGATGCACAAGCAAAAGCTGATGCTGCTAAAGCAGAAGCAGATAAATCTGCACAACAAACAGCCGATAAAGCAGCAGCGGATAAATCTTTAATAGCATCAACTGGCGTTGTTCCAAACAATCCTGCACAACTACCAACTGACATTCCAAAACCTGCACCTGCTGAAGTATTAGTCCCACATATTCAACAAGATGTAAAGGGAGTAGAAAATGGTGGTATTCAATTCTTTGGTACACAAAGTGCACCTCAAGTTGTTGGAGAAGATGGTCACCTTACACCTCCAGCCCCACCTCCAGGATCTGGCCTACCTATTCCTGCAGATGCAATCACTACTGCTGATACATTTATTGGTCAACCAGGCGGTGCTAGTTTTAATGCTCCAGATGTTGCTGTCCCTGTTGTTTTAACACAAATAACTGGTACACTTGCTTCAGTACCTGGAGTACAAGCAATTAATCAAGCATTTGTTGCAATGGCAAATATTGGAAATGATATGTCGCCTGTAACAAGAAAAAAAGCTAAAAAAATATTAGTGACTACTATTGTTGTAGGTCAGATAGCAGCACTTAGAAGGAGGTTCGGCAAATGAAATTAATTAAAGGTTTATTGTCAGACCTAGCCAATCAGATTTGGACTTTTGTTGGTCTATTCTCTGCATGGTTAGTTTTGACGGGATCTGCAAAGACAGTTGTTGGAGATGCAATTCTTATCTCTATCTTCTTGTGGATTGCAACATATAGATTAAGAAACCCAAAAGGAAAGGAGTAATAAGATGGCCAAAGTAAAAGGGGATCCAAGCCATGTTGGGAGCGGAGCAATAGCAAGCGTCAATAACATTCTTGCCCGTATAGTTGCAGTATTTGCAGCCTCAGGACTAAGTGTTATAGGTGCTGGTGCAATTGTTGGGATTAATACAGTAAAAGCTGTAATCTTAGCGGGAACTTTAGGGGTAGCCACAGTAGTTGAAAAACTTGCTCGTGGATTCTTAGATGACGGTAAACTTACAGTTGATGAAATTAACAATGCATTTGCAGCGGTAGATAAAAAGGCAAATAATTAATGTTTTATAAAATATCTAAATATATTAAAAAACATCCGTCGAGAGTGTCTGGTTATATTTCAGCTTTAATTATTTATTTAAACAAAAGCTTTCCAAGTATACCCATAGAAATTATTATTCCTACAATAATGTTTGTCATTGGCATGGGAGAATCTGTACAGAGAATTGAAAATAAAAAGACTTTAAAGGCACTTTATACAAATAATGACCCTGATACGCCAGACGATGAAATATTAGCTGGATTATAACAAATAGGGTATAATTGACTTATGCCATATAATATAAAGCGTGAAGGTAATAAATATCAAGTAGTAGTAACAGCTACTGGTAAAGTTGTTGGCACTCACCCTTCAAAGGCGCAAGCCCAAGCTCAACTTGGGGCATTATATGCAAACGTCCCAGATGCTACTAAAAAAATGATATTTAATGGCGGCGATGGCTGGTCAATTGAATTTAATACTCCAGATTGTCAACATGGTTATGCTATAATTAAATCTGGCACAGGACAATCAATGGGATGCTATTTAACAAAAGCAGAAGCCGAAGAGGCCTTAAAAGGACTAGATAATAAAGTTGTAGATTTATTGGGTGAAGAAGTTAGAACAACTAAAACCCCAGAAGAATTTAAGGAGAATAATGTGGCACAAATTAATAAATGTATGACATGCGGATGTGATGACTTAGGAAATGATCATCACTATATTTCTGATGAAGAAAAATGCTTACACTGTGTTACTAAAGGGCAGGGACCCTGTTGGGATGGATATGAGTATGCTGGAACTAAAGAGCAAGATGGAAAAACTGTTCCAAATTGTATTCCAAAAAAAGTTAAGAAGTCTAGTGACGGATACAAGCCAAATGCTGGGATGAAGTCTGCAGCGCATAAAGCAATTAAGTGGAAAGAAGACGGAAAGGCAAACGGTGCTGGAACAGCAGTAGGCTGGGGAAGAGCACGTCAAATTGTAAATGGAGAAACTTTAAGCTTGGATACAGTTAAAAGAATGTATTCATTTTTTTCAAGACATGAAGTTGATAAGCAAGGCAAAGATTGGGATAAGCCATCGCATGGCAAAGTTATGTGGTATGCATGGGGTGGGGATGCAGGGTACGCATGGTCTCGTGCAATTGTAGAGAGAGAAAAGAAAATGGAAAAAGGAGCATCAATTTGGTCTGGTGTTTTTGTTCCATCAAATAAAGGATTTTTTGATCCAGGATTTAATTCTCAAAATCAAGATGATACATATTATTTTCCATCAAAAGCAACATACGAAAATGATGGAAAGCCTTCAGCGGGCTATGGAAATAGATCTTCAAATGATTCAATACCAGAAGGAAATAATACTCCAGATAGAACAACGCAACCAGGCAGCAGAAGCTGGCGATAAATAAAAAAGGGATATGATGCTAACAAAATATAATATTTTGGACAATTTGCTTTCATCAGAAGATTTGTTTGAAATTAAAAGTTCAATTGAAAAAAATAAAGGTGTTGCTTTTACCGAACATATGGGAAGATTATACACACCATTTCAAGTTTCAAATAATATAAAAGAAAAATTAGAAAGAGTTGCCAGTGAAAAATATGGTAAAAAATTAAACTTATCTGAATATGTTCATGCAACATTTGCATCAGATTACGGACAACCCAGACTTGTACCGCATACAGACTCTAACCTAACTGAATTTATTATAGATTATCAAGTTGAATCTAATATTGAATGGTCAATATACTTAGAAGGCAATAGATTAATATTAAAAGATAATCAAGCAATAGCTTTTTCAGGCATTAATAATATTCATTGGAGACCTAAAAGAATTTTTAAAGAAGGTGAATATTTAAGTATGATTTATTTTCATTTTGCAGGAGACGATTTGACTCAAAAACAAGATGAAAAAGATCCTGAATTTGGTCAAAAGCAATATAAGATCATGGAAGATTACTATGATCAATATTTAAATTCTTATTAAGTTGACAATTATCTATTTTTTATATATAATATACATACAAGCTGCCTATAGGGGCTTGTAATTAATTAACTCGCTGAAAAGGAGCAAGTATGACTAACAACCTATGGGATCTTTTTAATGATCCTTTTTTTATTGGCTTTAATCGCCAGGTAGCAAGAATGAACGAAGTTCATAATCATGCAGTTCAACAATCTTATCCTCCATTTGATATTGTTAAAATTGATGACGATAATTTTTGCATCAATTTAGCAGTGGCTGGATTTTCAAAAAATGATTTATCAGTATCAGTAGAAGATCAAACTCTTATTATTAAGGGCGAAATCGAAAACGATTCAGAAGATAAATTTATTCATAAGGGTATTGCTACTCGCAAATTCACTCGACATTTTTCCTTAGCAGAATACATTGAAGTTAAAAGTGCTGAAGTTGAAAATGGAATGCTTTGCATTATGCTTGAAAGAGAAATTCCAGAAGCAAAAAAGCCAAAGCAAATTAAAATCAAGTAATTGACATATAAATAACATAACAAGTATAATATAAGAAGTACGGTAGACAACCAAACCTTAGGATGTGATTATAGTTACAAATAACACAACCCGTGAACGGTATGTTCGTGGTGTAAAGGGCAGCCATTTGGCAGCAGGAATATGTCTACCGTACCTTTTTATTGGGATGTAGCTCAGACGGCAGAGCGTTCGACTGTTAATCGAAATGTCACAGGTTCGATCCCTGTCATCCCAGCAATGCTCCAATAGCTCAATCTGGTGAGAGCATCAGTCTTATATACTGACGGCTGTAGGTTCAAATCCTACTTGGAGTACGGAGTAGTAGCTTAGTTGGTCAAAGCCCCGAACTCATAATTCGGTAATCGTAGGTTCAAGTCCTACCTGCTCCACCAAGGCCCCATCTTCTATGGGTTAGGATATCAGGCTTTCATCTTGATGAACAGGGTTCAAGTCCCTGTGGGGCTACTTGCGGATGTTGCATATTGGTAGTGCCTCTGCCTTCCAAGCAGAAGGGGTGAGTTCGATTCTCATCATCCGCTCACATTCCCAGGTCGTCTAATGGTAGGACATTGCCCTTTGGAGGCAAGTATCTTGGTTCGAATCCAGGCCAGGGAGCAATGCCCCAGTAATCCAGTGGTAGAGATAGTGGACTTAAAATCCATACAGCGACAGTTCGAATCTGTCTTGGGGTACGCTTCTATAGCTCAGTTGGTAGAGCAGCAGACTTTTAATCTGCGGGTCGTAGGTTCGAAACCTACTGGAGGCACTATAAATAGTAAGGTATAATTGTAATATGAGATTCCATTGGATGAATAGGCTTAGGTGGTCCCATGATTTAGAGGGACTTATAGAAATGGCAAAGGAAGTTGATGATGCAGGTTTATATTCAGTTCTTTTGACCTATGGATCAACTGGTACAGATTATATGATGTTATTACCAGATTTAATAAAAGAAACAAAAAATATTAAATTTATGATGGCTTTAAGGCCATATTCACTTACTCCTGAATATGCAGCAAAAATGTTTAAAACAATAAAATTAAATTATGGAGACAGGGTTGCTCTTAATTTAGTCGCTGGTAAATTTTCTGGAGATTGGGAAGAAAATTTTACTCTTAAAAATTTTCCTTATGATTCATCTTTAATTAATAGTGTTGATAAAAGAATACAGTTAACAGATTTATGGGCCGAAAAATTTTTTTATATAATGCGTGGCGGTTTTGAAAATGTTATTGATTTAAAATTTGAGAATTGGCCAGAAACTTATACTATTTCTAATTCTCCATTGACTGTAAATCTTGGAAATAAACATGCTGATTATTTAATTTGTGAAATGCATACACTAGATAGTGCTTTAAGCTTAATAAAAGATAAAAAAATAGTATTAATAATTGATCCATTGATAAGAGAAACTGAAGAAGAGTTAAGTGAAGAAATTGAATATGTGTATAATCCAATCAATAGAACTAATAAAGAAAATATTGTAGGAACAATTAAAAATGAACATAATATTAAAGGAAATATGGATAGTGTAATTAAACAATTAAAAAAAATTTCAGAGCAATACGGAATAAATGATTTTATGATTGTCACAAATCAAAAAAATCTTAAGCCTATATTTAATCTTGTAAAAACATTGTCGTAGAATTGGTATAAAAATGTCAAAAAACATTAAGCACAGGATGGACTGGAAAGACTACTCTAGACCGTTAGAAAATGAAATAGAAGATTCACATGAAATTAATCAATATCAATTAAATAATGCTAAATTATTTTCAGATAGATATGAATATATCAATAGTCTTCCAGAGGGGATCCGATACTTGGAGATTGGTGTTGCATGGGGCGCATATTCTAAAAAATTAGTAGAAAAAAAATCTACAAGATGCATACATTTGTTAGACACATACAACCAAGATCATCTTTGTTGGGGGCAAAGATTTAATAATATTTGTTCTTGTAATGAACCACATGGTAGTTATACTTCAGACACACATGAGCAATACATAAAAGATTTATTTTCTAAATATAAAAATGTATTAACCATTAAAGGTGACAGCAGATACATTTTGCCAAAATTAAAATATGAATATGATTATATATACATAGATTCTAATAATGATAGGGAATTTGTTACCCCTGCTTTATTTGATGCCTCAAAATTAATTGCTGTTAATGGTATAATTGGTTTAAATGATTATCTTATTTGGGATGGTATTATAGAAGAAAAAAGCTACGGCGTATTTCAAGCAGTAAATGAATTTTTACACTATAATAAAAATTGGAAAGTTGACGGCCTAGCACTTCATAATTTAGGTTTTTATGATATTTATTTAAAAAGAATAGGTTAAAAAATGTTAAATTCAAAATTTACCATAAACAAAATAAATCCTTCAAACGCAATGGATGTTTTTTTTGATCAATTTGATAAGACTTGGGCAGAGGGAAATGATAACGTCAAAGAATTTTCACAAATCCCAGTAGAAGTGATATTAAATGGTATTGATGATAAAGATATAAATTACAAATACAATTCTGATTTTTTTAGATCTGATGATTTTAAAGTAGATCATCAAGGCACTCACGTTTTATTTTCTGGATGTTCAAATACAGAAGGTGTTGCTTCAAATTTAAATGATATATGGAGCTATAAATTAAATTTAAAAATTAAAAACTCTGATGGATTTTTTAATTTAGCAAAAGGTGGCTGGGGCTGGCAAAAAATTATAAATAATTTTATGATTTATGTAAAGAAGTATGGAATGCCTGAATATTACTTTATTTTAATGCCAAATGTTGGAAGATTTTATACTTGGGACAAAAAAGAGTCACGCTGGGAATATGTTCAGAGATACGAAGAGTCAACTGAATTTATAAGTAATAAAAGGCCTAATTATACTGCATTGACTCCAGAAGAACACAAAGAAAAGTTTATAAACTTTGTAATGGGATGGAAGTTTTTTGAATTTTTTTGTGAACAAAACAATGTTAAATTATTATGGACAACATGGGACCTTGCTGAAATAGAAAATTTTAATCAAATAAACTTTAAAAACTTTTTTCCAATTTATACTGAAGATATGTCAAAATTTGTTAAAGAAATAAGAAAAGACGGTAATTTTAAAAAATATGATTGGGATAAAAGAGATGGTCATCCAGGAAATTTATATCATGAATATTGGGCAGATTCATTTGAAAAAGAGATAAAAAAAAGAGGTTGGCAAATTGATTAAAAAAATAATTATATGGTTTAAATTTAAAAAAATTAATAAAGAATTAAGAAAAACAAAAGGTTTTACATATTAATGAACATAATTGGAATAAATGAAACATCTCATGATGCTGGCATGTCTTTGATTAGTAAAGATAAGATATTGTTTGCAAGCCATGCAGAAAGGTACAGCAAAATAAAAAATGATTGGTACAATAATGATGAAATTATGACTGATCTTTATAATTATGGAATACCTGAACAATCAGCTTATTATGAAAAATCTTGCTTAAAAAGATTAAGAATTAAATTACGTGGTGGCACTGCAGACTGGAAACCAATTTGGGTTGCTAAAAAAACTAAAGAATTTAAACATCATTACTCTCATGCTGCAGCAGGGTATTACACAAGTTCGTTTTATGATGCCCTTATAGTTGTTTTGGACGCAATTGGAGAATTTAATACATCAACAATTTGGACGGGAGTTGGCGAAAAAATATCTTTAGTTGAGAAAAAAAACTACCCCCTCAGTTTTGGATTATTCTATTCAGCTTTTACACAATTAATTGGTCTTATCCCTAATCAAGAAGAATATATCATGATGGGTATGGCTGCATATGGTAATCCAAACAAATATTTTAAAAAAGTTAATGAGTATTTTCCGAGTATCAATAAGCAAAAATATAACTTTCACAAAGGTATAATTGATTGGGGGCATGTTCCAAACGAAATAGACAAATTTCATATTGCAGCAGCAGCACAACTTGTATATGAAAGAAGATTGTATGAATTTATGCAACACGCAAGAAAGAAAACTGGAAAAACAAAACTTGTATTTATGGGCGGATGTGCATTAAACTGTTCTGCAAATACTATTTTATGGGATCTATTTGATGATATTTGGATAATGCCAAACCCAGGGGATGCTGGGTCTAGTTTGGGGGCCGCTTTGGCGTTACGTGGTTCCCATATAAAATGGGAGGGGCCTTACCTTGGGCACGATTTAGGCAATGAATATCCAGTTCAAAAAATTTTAGATGAATTAGTCAGTAAAGGTATAGCACCAGTTGCAGCAGGACGTGCAGAGTTTGGACCCAGAGCATTGGGCAATCGAAGTATATTGGCAGATCCAACACATATTGATGTAAAAGACAGAGTGAATCAAATTAAACAAAGAGAAATGTTTAGGCCATTTGCTCCAGTTGTTATGGAAGAGCATGCAAATGAATGGTTTAAAATGCCAAAGGGAAGGCCAACTCCATATATGCAATATGCGGTAAAATGTTTAAAGCCAGATTTAATACCTGCAGTTGTACACAAAGACGGTACATCAAGAGTTCAAACAGTTAATAAAGATCAACATCCAGGCCTTTATTCCGTACTATCAGAATGGTATAAGTTAACGGGTGTACCAGTTTTGCTTAATACAAGTTTAAATATTAAAGGGCAACCGATTTTAAATGATTGGAATGATATAAAATCTTGGGAAGAATATTATGGACAGGAGATAGTAAAGTGAATAAAACTTATTATGAAATTATTAATGAAATAGTAGAGCCACAAAGGATGTGGTTTAGTGACATTGTAGAACCTACTGTAGAAGCATTACCTCCTTTTATGCAGTCAGGAAACGCAGAAAATTTAGCTTCTTACAGATTAAATAATTATGGATTAAGGTGCGATGACTTTAATGAAACTCCTAAAAATCATATTTTATTTGGTGGATGCGAGTTAACAATGCCCATGGATATTGAAGAAGATGAAGGTTGGGCAAAAAAACTTTATTTGCAATTAGATAGTAATAGTGGAAATTTTAGAAATCTTTGTTACCCTGGAGCATCAGTAGAAAAAATAGTTTCAAATGTTTTTAAATATTGCAAACAATTTGGAAATCCAGAAAAATTATTTTTATATTTACCAGATGTAACAAGAGATATTGGTTTTTGGGTAGAGAGTAAAGCTTTTAAGCCAAAACTATTTTATCAAAATGATATAAATCAAGAAGGCGGGAAAGAACATAATGAAATGGCAGAACCAAAAAATTTGCCAGTTGAAATAACCATTATAAGATATCTTCATTTTGTCAGAGCACTTGAACAATATTGCGAAGCATCTAATATTGATTTATATTGGACTTCATGGGACAACCATACCAACGATTTACTTTTTAATTTTAATTTTAAGTATTTATTTAAAAATACAGCAAGCAATAATAGAAATCAAGATGATATATTTAATATGTTTGTAACAGAAATAAAAAATAAAAATGTTAAATAAAATATTAATTAATTCTTCTCCAAGAACTGCTCAAGGCTGGGTTCAATTTATTTTATGGAAAACAATAAAATCAAATTATACAGATAAATACAAAGAACCACATTTGGGCAATGTCTGCGAAGATGATTTTGTTATAAAAATAAATTCACCAATAACTATGTTTGCAAAATTTGAAGATATAAAACAAATATTTATTTTAAGAAAACCAGAAGACTTAATACCTTCTATAATTACAAAAACTTTAGGAGGTTTGAGTCAAAACATATCTGCTGGAGTTCCTATGCCACATGAAGATATAGATATTTCTATTGAAAAATTAATTAAAGATCAATGTTATAACTATACAAGATATATTTATGGACTTGAAAAAAATATTCATAATTTAATTCCTTTTACATTTGAACAAGTTACTAATGATATTAATTTTATAACAAAAAATGTTTTAAATATAGAAACTAAAGAAAATTATAATATTTTAATAGAAGAAGCAAAAATAAACCCCAGATTTTATAACAAAAATGATATAGGTTATTTTAATGCTTTTCCCGTAGAAAAAAAACCAGATATTTATTATGAAATTAAAGAAAAAATATTAAAAAATAACTTTGATGAATATATTGACATGTACAATTTATCCTTAAAGCTAATTGAAAATTATCAAAAAGAAAATATGGTATAATATAAAAATGGAAAAAGAATATTTACAAGAAACTGATTTTGAAATAGATTTCTCTCCCTATTTAGAGTATTTTAATAGAATAGGCAAAAGTTCAGATAATATTATTTTAGAACATAATTTTTTGTCTGATGATGAAATTAAACTAATAAGATCTTATTTAAATACGCATAAAGATAACCCAGAATTTAGTGGTGGAAAGGATTTAAGAGATTTTACAGTAAAAGAAGAAAATCTTGCCGTTTATAATTTAATGTTATCATCAGAACAAAAAATTTGGGATAGAATTCAAGAAAGATATGCAAAAAGATATAATGTTCAATATAAAAGAGAGCCAGTTAATCAATTTCATTTTGTAAAGTGGCATGAAAATATGGCCTCTGGGTTACATTCTGATTGTGAGCGTCCAGATGGAACTCCAGCTTTTCACGCTAACTTTTATCAGCTTAATTTATCAGTTTTAGTTTACATAAATGATGATTATGAAGGTGGGCTTATAAATTTTCCTGCTCATAACAAATCAATTAAACCAAAGCCTGGGGACATGATAATGTTTCCTAGTAATGGAGCTTATAGGCATGAGGTAACAAGGATCGAGTCTGGCTTGCGCTATACTATGCCAGGATGGTATACTTTTGATATTGATGTAGAAAAAGAATTGCAGGTCGAGTATGACCATGAAGATTCTGTAATTTTATGGGTAAATAAAGGTGAGTCAATAAAAGGTATTACTCACGTATAAAAGGAGAGCAGATGACGTTGGTATCAGAGACTTCTGAAAGAGTTTTAAAAGTAATTGACAGGTGCGATAGATGCGACGCTCAAGCTTTTGTTTTAGTATCTTTAATAAACGGCGAATTGATGTTTTGTGGTCATCATTACAACAAATATAGTAATTCTTTGAATAAATCAGCTTATAAGGTTGTTGATGAGCGTGATCAGATTAACAAAAAATCGGAGTCAAGCAATTAAATGACTAATTTTCAAAATATGGTAAAATAATAATATGAATAAAAATAGTCTTAGGCCAATAATATTATTTAAAACCATAAGTTGGTATTTTTTTCATTTTTTAATGGTTAGTTTTATTGGACTTATTATAACAAGCGAATGGGCAACAGGAATAAAGTTAGCATCAGCAGAATTGTTATTTGAAGGCGGGCTTTTTTACTGGCACGAACACTTATGGAAATGGATTAGGAAAAGATTACAATGGAATTAACAGACGCATTAAAAAGACTACAGGCAGATGTAGTTACTACTTATTTTCAAATACATGGTTATCATTGGAATGTCGAGGGCATGTTGTTTCCAGAAATGCATGAAAAATTTTTAGAAATTTATGAAGATGTATATGAATCTATTGATTTAATATCAGAAATGTTACGAAAATTGAATGTTATGGCACCATTTCAATTACAGGATTTTATTGATAATAGAACGATTGGTACAGTTTATGCAGGCAACAATGCAAAAGATCAAATTGAAAGCTTTTTGGTGTCAAATGAAGCAGTTATTAATGGCATTAGGGTTGCACATAAAGCAGCAGAAGCAGTAGATGAAATAGGTATAGCAAGTGACCTTGAGATTAGGGATGCTATGCATAACAAGTGGAACTGGCAACTAAGTTCTACAATTAAAACAACAATAATGTAAGGTCATTGACAAGGTATATAACATAATAGTATAATATCTCTATGCCCCTGTAGCTCAGTGGATTAGAGCATATGGTTTCTACCCATCAGGTCGGGAGTTCGAATCTCTTCAGGGGTACGCAATATAACTACTAATAGAAAGAATATAAATGAAAAAGATAACTGCAATTATGGCAGTTTTTTTGTGCCTTAATGTAATCCCAGCTCATGCTTCAGATCCTAAAGTATTAGCAATAATTGATACTGGTGTTGACATGTCTAATAACTTTATTAAAAATAATATTATTTACGAAGCATGTGTTTCTGGTTACAATTCTTGCCCAAATAAACAAAATTTTATGGAAGGTCCAGGATCAGCAACTATCACTCCAGCAATGTACACAAATACTGCATGGAATCATGGAACAGAAGTAGTATCTGCAGCAGTTCAATCAGATTCAAATGTAAAAATTATTGAAATTCGCTGTGCATCTTTGTTGGGAACAAACGGCTATATTGGATGTAACAATGATATGTTATCGTCAGCACTAAATTGGGTTTTGGTAAATTCAAATAAATTTAATATTGGTGCATTAGTTGTTCCTATGGGAGGACAAGGGGCATGCAATTTGTCTGCTTCATATGTTTTACCAATTAATAAATTACTTGCAAGTGGTATCCCAGTAATGTTTCCTACAGGAAATGAATTTAATTATACTGCTGTAGATAACCCAGCATGCATTCCAGGAGTTCTTGCTATTAGTGCGATTGATAATGTTGGAAGGTTGGCACTTTATGCAAACTATTCCTCAAGGGTAGATTTTGCAGCCAATGGTAATTTGACTGTTGCAGCCCCTAATAATCAAACAAAATCTGATTATGGTACATCTTTATCGGTATCAGTTTTTGGAGCTTATTGGTTAAAAATTGCTAATTCTAAGGTTATTTCGTATCAAGATGAGTATAATTTAATTAAAAATACTGGAACTCAATATACAAATATTATGGTTAAGAAAAATGTAACTGCAATCAATATTCAAAAGGCTATGCTTTGATATGAAAAATTTTGATGAATTTGAGTCAGATGACGAGATGATTGGATGGCTGGAAGAGCAGGGAGCTTTGATATGGGATGGTATGGATGAAACTGGAGACCCTATGTTTAAATTTGACATGGACATATTAAAGGATGTTTGCCCCCCATTATATGATACTCTTATGGAAGACCTAGACAATGACTTACTTGAACTTTATAAGGCAGGTCTAGTAGAAATTGAGTATGATGAAAATCTACAAGCAAGATTTAGAGCGTCTGACAAGGCAAAAGAAATTTTTGAGGGAAAAAATGACTTCCCATTCTTTAATTAAAACGTATACTGGTATAATAATAGTACCAACCACGGAGGTGAAATATGGATAACAATCAACAAACCCCAGATCAGGCAGCAGCAAAGCCAGAAGTATCAGCAGCAACTGCACCAGATCATTACGCATCACAAGCAGTAACAAATCTTGGAGTCAATGAAGCAAAGCCTATGGGCGGAGGCATTCAGAGCCCACTATCAGGAGCAGATGTTTCAATGACAACTGGTCAACCTTTTGGTGGACCAATCGTTTCAACAGAGCAGGGTAGCGTTTCAAACGAAACACGCCCATAATTGGAACTATAATGGAAGATATATACAGCAAAGTTATTGAATTTACCAAAGACATGATAAAGTCATGGACTACAGAGGATGGTAAATTAAGTCCTTTTGCAACAAGTAGCAGTCAGCATAATGAAACATCAGACAATCATCTGGAGCATTATGTAAAACCTTCGCCAACAGATTCAAATGCTACCGATATTGCTTCTATGTTTAACTCAAACTTATTTATGAATGGCGGTGACAGAATGACAGAAAAAACATTTGACGTAGATTCTTCTATTACATCAAAGGATCAATACATTAATGAAGGTTCTTCTACAACAGAACCAGATCCAAACAGCGAATTAGCAATTACAAAAGCAGTTCGTCCAGATGGCTCTTCAGATGTAGTTGGTGAAGCAACAGTTGGAACAACTGCAAACACAACTACACAAGCACCAAATGCTGGTGAAACAACAGAGCCAGTAGCAAAATCAGCACACAATTGTCCATCTTGTGGTGGCGATGCTTGCCCAGATTGCAATAAAGCTATGCATCTTTGCAATTGTTCTGGTATGAATAAATCTGATTCAGTTACAGAGAATACAACTGAAATTGAAAAAGCAGCAGAAGCAGATGAGACTCAAGCCGAAGAAGCTAAAGAAACTCCAGCTGAAGAAGCTAAAGAAGAAAAAGAAGGAAAAGAAGAATCAATTAAGAAATCTTCTTCACTTTGGAATGGTGCCTTTGCACCAATTAAGTTTTAATTTAATAATTAAAATAATAAAACACAGCGGTCATTTGACCGCTGTGTCTATTTTATAAAGGATAAAAAATGAAGACAATAGTTATAGGAAGTGAAAGCTGGGAAAGCTATACTGACTTAATGCGCTATATGACTATATTAATTCAAGATGCTGTAGAAGCACATCCAGATGACAGGAGCATGACATTTGTTCATTCTGGGGGACGTGGGGCTGAAAATATGGTAACAGAATATATTGGTAAAACAGAAAAGTTTTTACGACAAAAAAAATTTTTTATTAAAGAAAAAATTATTAGAAAAGACAAAAATTTTTCTTTAAATGATTATTATATGATGGAGCAAGGTGCAGACGCTGCAATTGTATTTTCAACGGGTGACAGAAGAACTGTTACTGCAATTAAATTATTAGAAGAATTTCAAATTCCTGCAGCAATATATACAGAAAAGGTTGACAACAAATGGGCACAAATGATATAATTATTCAAAAGTTATTAAAAGAAATGTCAGAAAGCCTTCAAATTATTGCAAAAGTTTTAAAAGACAAATCAGATAAAGAAGCCAACAAACTAGAAAAGGGTATCTAATGTCAAATATGATAGAGTTAAACTACAAAGAAGCTCATGATTTTGTAGAAAAAAATAAGAAAAAGGGTTTTTATTGGGATGGTTATACCATTGTTAAATGGTCTCCAGGACATAATGGCTATACACAAACAAATGGCATGTTCCGCCATAATAAATGGGGCTATGCAAACAAATTCTTTTTAACAACTCAGGGCACTTGGAAGATGCCAGCAAAATATGTCACAAATACTTGATCATCTGGGAATTGACCCCGAAGATGTCAAATGGTATCACCTTGCTGCATGCAAGGGTATGGATATAAATTGGTTTTACGATAAGTATGAAAATGATAAAATTTTAGCAGATACAATGGATCAAATATGTTTAAATTGTCCTGTTGTTAAACAATGTTACAAAGAAGGTGTATCAAACAAAGAAAAAGGTGTTTGGGGCGGAGTTTATTTAAATCTTGGTCGTACAGATAAACTTAATAATTTGCATAAATCCAAAGACACGCTTAAAAAGCTGAAAGAGATACATGGAAAAAATATTCTATAATATAGAAATGGCAAGGGCTATTAGAAAAATTAAGAGACCTGTTAAAGATCTCAAAATGGATATAAGAGCAAGGCCGAATTATCTTGCATTAACTGTTTATGAAGATAACGTTATGCAGTACGAAATTGATAAACGTGCTGATATTATGGAATATTTACTACTTTGTAGAGAATTGATTATGTCATACGGAGTACCCTGCGAACTAGAAGGAATAAAATATGAGCCGAAATCAAAAAGTACTAATAATAGAGGATAGTATATATGCAGACTTAATCAGTCATGGTGTTTATGCTTCACGTGTGCAATATTATTACGGAGGAGTTTTGCACGATGTCATCATGGAAAACAACGAGTTAGAATTTTTAGATTCTGACATGGATATAGAAGAGGAAAATGAATGAGTGTTAAGTGTGCTTGTTGCAACAAATCAAAAAATAGCTTGTCTCCAAAAAATTCTGAATTGTTAAATGGGGTAACACTATTAATGTGTGAAACTTGCATTCAATCTAAATATGAGCCAAGGTCTATTATTGTTATTGCAGCTAGATCCAATGGCCCAGAGTATGTGCGTGATTTTATAGTAAAGCGTAGATATTTAGGCAATGATATACTTGCAGTAGAACTTCAGGTATAATAATAAAATGATACATATTACTGATGATATTGATCTTATATCTAAAGATGAAAAGGCAATAGTGTATTTTAGTGCTGATTGGTGCGGACCATGCAAACTTTTAAAACCACAGTTTACAAAAATTGCAATGCAAGATAATAATTTAAATTATTATCTTGTTAATGTTGACAAAGTTCCAAGTGAGTATATACAATCAAAAAATATTAAAAGCATCCCACAAATTTTTGTTTTTTCAAATGGAGAAACGATTAAACGCTTAGAAGGAAGAAGTTATGAGCAACTCAAACTTGAGATCGAAAATCTTTAATTTTTTTGATGAGTCAATAACTAGCGGTTTATACCTTTTACCAATTTATTTAATGTTTTATCATTTAAAGCATCACAAGTCTATAGAGTTAGATGCAGTGCTTTTAGGTATTGTGATGACTGTTCGTGCTCATACAATTATAGAGTTGATGTCTAAAAATATTTTGTCTATTTTGGGAAAACCCCAACAAGTGAGTATTACAGATAGGACTGTTGATATGGGAGATGTTGAAGTTTACATAAAGGCTAAGGATCAAAGATGACAACAATTGTTGCTGTATCTAAAAATGGCAATGTTACAATTGGTGCTGACTCACAAGTTACTGATGGATCACGCCCAAGTGTACATGTCAATATGCAAAAAATTACTAAAAACAACGGGTGGTTGATTGCTGGTAGTGGTGATTCTCAACCTTGCGATATATTGCAGCATGTATTTATTCCTCCAATCCCAACAGTAAAAGAAAGAGAAAATCTTTACAGATTTATGGTTGTTAAATTTATTCCAGCAATGAAAGAATGTTTGGAAGAATATGGTTGGAAAGAAGACAAAGAAGATAAGGACTCTGGCTTTAATATGTTATTTGCATTTGATGGAGAGGTCTTTGACATTGGAAATGATTTTAGTGTTTTGCTGAATAGCGACGGCATATATGGGGTTGGCTCAGGCTCACCCTTCGCTATTGGTGCGTTGTACGCTGGTGCAAGTGTAGAGAAAGCTCTCGAAATTGCAGCTAACAATGATATCTATACCTCTGCTCCGTTTCAAATAGTTCGTCAGCAGAAGACAAACAAAAACAAATAAGTAGAAAAGAATAAATATGAAAGATGAAATGACAGAATTTTGGGATTGGTTCAATGTTGGAGTTCATAAAGGATGGGTCACTACTCCATTTTGTCAAACACATGATGGTGGGTATGATGTTATGACTCAAGAAGAAATTGAAGAATGGGAAGATGGTGGAGACCCATGCATGACAGTTTCAAGAGTTAAATTTTTGGGATGAGTGTAGATTATACAGGAATTCCGTCTCCAATTTGTCCTTCTTGCAGTAGTTCAAGATTTTTAACTTGGATTATAGTTGACCCAGATGATTATGAAATTGGAATGTACGGAACAGATGGACAATGCTTTGAGTGTAAAACAAAGTACACCATAGGAACACCACTGGATAGCCCAGATACAATAGAAATGGATATGGAAGAAGATGAGTATTAAACCTCTAGGAAGTTTGATTTTGGTTAAAGAAATAGAGTCAACAGAAAGAAAAACAGCTTCAGGGCTTGTTCTTACTGCAGATTCAGTTGAGCAAGATCTTAAATTTGGAACAATAGTAGATATTGGTGAAGGAGATAGAAATCAAATTAATGGAGAATTGATTCCAATTGACACATTAAAGATTGGCATGGTAGTATATTATTCCCCTAATCATGCTACAGAAATTAAAGATGATATGGATAATAAGTTTTATTTTGTTAATAGCAAAATGCTTTTTGGATATCAAGGATAAATATGGAATCAATTTTAGAAGAAGCTAAACGAATAGTGCACGGAGTTCGTGGTGAAAACTACGGCCATCCGTTAGATGATTTCACTAGAACAGCACAGATATGGTCAGCTATTTTAAACATTGAGGTAACACCAGAGCAAGTTGCTTTATGTATGGTTGGTTTAAAAATTAGTCGTGAAGTAAACCGTCCAAAACGTGATAATATTGTAGATGGTGCGGGTTATTTTGAAACATTACAAATGGTAAAAGATGAACGTAGATCAAGAAAAGCAAAATCTCTTGTAGAAGGTGCAATCCAAGGATTGCAAGGACCATTATGGGATTAATGATTAAAATGAAAAGGAAATATTAAATATGAATAAGCCACCTCATAAATTTTTTGAAGCACATCTAGATAATGATTTGATTAAACTTAATAATTATTTAAATAATTTAATTGAAGAAATTTTGCAAAGAAAGCATTTTGAATATTTAGATGAACCGCCAAGTCATGGTGGTTGGGAAAATAATGATTTTAAAGGCTGGACAAAACATAATGGAGCCCCAACCCAGCTAGGAAAATATTATAATATCTTTAGATTTAAAAATGAAGAAATTGCAAAATTAAAAGAATCTTTGTCTAATTTAATAGATGAAGCTTGTGTATATTATGATTTAAAAATGTCATCTAAAGATTTTTATATAAAAGGTTGGTTTAATATGGAATGGGAAAAAAGTCCAAATATTTTTTTCCATGATCATTATAATGGTAATGGAATCCCAGATTTTCATGGATATTATTGTGTAAATGCAGAACCTTCTAAAACAGCATATAAAATTGATAAAAAAGAAAAAATTTTTTATAACGAAAATATAAATAATCGTGCAATTATTTCAGAAACTGGACATCCACATGCAGTATATGATTTTGATGTAAATGTTCCACGAATTACAATTGCTTATGATATTGCTCCTAATAGATCAGAAGGATCAAATTCATTAAGTGATTGGCTTAAACTAGCGTAAAGGATAAAAAATGGCGGAAGTACCAATTAATCAAACAGATCTAGAAAATGTAGTAGTACAAGTAACAAGAGATTATCTTGAATATCAAGCAATTGAAGGCAGGATTGAAAATGTTACTGAAGGCATTAATGACATGGCAATTAAAGATGTATCATTTATTATTAACTCGTATATGACACATTTTAATGATCTTATTAATAAAAATACTTTAAGTACAGCTGAAACATTTAAAACAAACTTAGAATAATTATTTAAACAAGCATTATTTTGGTATAATTGTATTAGCAATAATAGTTAATATTATTGCTGAAACAGGTGAACAATATAAAAAGAATAATAAGTTATATAGAAAATGCTGTAGCAGAAATAGCTATGGTGGCAGCAAAATTGTCAGGTAACCCTTGGTTTATTTTGTTCCATCTAACTTGGTTTGCATGCTGGATTATTTTTGGCATAGAGCCTTTCCCTTATGGGCTGCTAACTATGATAGTTTCTCTTGAAGCTATCTTGCTTTCAAGCTTAATTCTTCTTGCTACTGAGTTTGAATCTGACAGGGATAGGCAACTATCAAAAAGAAACATAAGTTTAACAAAAAAGACTTATGATCTAATAACTCACATGCACGAAGATATTGCAGATTTGAGAAATCAAATTTTGCATGAGCTTGAAGATAAGGGTGATGGGAAAATTTAATGATTTTCCTTTCTACCCTACTATATACGTTAGTCACCTATTATACCAATCAACTAAATATACTAAACTATAAAAAATATCTATAATACATTGGTAATAATATAGAGAGCCAATATGATTATGTCATATTGGCTTTCCCATTGACAAGCAATACTTTTAATTGGTATAATAAGGTATGAATCAGCAGGAAGATCCTATGGATTGGGATGATATACGTGCCCTTGAATCATCTAGGCGCATAGAACTACTAACGAAAGCGATTGTTGAACGATGCAAGCAAGACGTAGAGAAAAAATACGGAAACAAAAAAAGACATCGCCAGTAACTACAAACCCACGTATTAAACTTATGACATACAACTTCTTTGAAGAAGAATGGTCAGGTAATTGCGGGGCATGCTACAAAGAATTTTATGCTCCTACTAAGTCTGAATATCTTATGCAATACACAAGGCATACTAAATCTGTTAACTGTTTAGGTGGTTATTGATGGAAAATAATATATATATGTGTCACGTATGTGAAGGTGTTGGAATTTTAAAATTTAAAGATGGCAAAACGCTTGCTTGTGCCAGATGTCAAGGAACTGGTAAATATTAATGGGCTATAAGTGTGATCAATGTAATTATATTGGTAAAAAAATATGTGCAATGGGCAAAATGCATCTGTGCCCTAGTTGTTATGAAGATTATGCTGGGGAGCATTGGATAAGCCAAGAAAGAGAAAAAGAGTAATGGATTTAGAAGCAGCAGAAAATGCTTATCGTGATCCCCGTGATCAAATTACATATAAATCTTTAAATAAAGTACCATGCCCTTGTGTTACATGCGGTAAATCTAGAAAATTTGAAAGAGATGAAATATCAGAAGCATTAAAAAATCATCTTAAAGAATATCAAGAATACAGAGGTAGTTCATTTAATGAAGATGGCAGCCTATTTTGGGCAAAAGATGATGTTATGGTTTATATAGAAGCTATAAACGCTGTGCTTGATTTTATAAAAGAACGGGAGCCTAAGAAGGTGGTTAGAAAATAATGATTTGGCTTACTTATATATTCTTAGGCGTTTTAGGAGCTGGTGTATTATTAGGTATAATATCTGGTATTGTTGGATTGATTTATGTTAAATCTGTCCCATATTTTAGTCAAAACCTTGAAGAGTTTTTGAGTGAAGACTATTTACTATCCATGTGGGCTAAATCTTATTTAAAAAGAGAAAGCAGAAGAATAGGCATTTATTCTACATATTTATGGGATCATGATAAAAAATGGTGGGTACTTTGGCATTTTCAATTTATGAAACTAATTAAATTTACATTTTTAAAATATCCCATGAGAAAGAAAAAACAGCTCTGGTGAAAAAAAAGTTTAGCGACAATTATGTCCCTAGGCACGGCACTAAAGATGGCTATGATTGGCATAAGAGAGGGGCTTTTAATGAGCCCTGTGAGCCTTGTAGGGACGCAATGAAGGCATACTGGGTATGGCGTAGAAAGTACCATGGCCCAAGACCAAGTTATAGAAAATACAAGGCTGGGGCAAGGCGTGATAAATATACTGCCGTTGACGTAATTAACATTTACGGGTATAATTGTCATATATGCGGTGAGCCTATTGATATGGATGCCCCAAGGCGGTGCGGGAAACCAGGCTGGGAACGGGGGTTGCACCTTGATCACGTTATCCCTATCTCAAAAGGTGGAGAAGACACTTTGGATAATATTAGGCCTTCTCATGGACAATGCAATATCATTAAATTAAACAGAATAATTGAATATACACCCAATGTTGATCACGAATAAATGAGCGAAAAAACTGAAGGCATAATGAGAAAATTATTAAATGGGGAATACGTAGAAGAAACAGCTGAGGCTGTTGATTTGACGATACATACAAAAGCCCCATCAAAGTGGAAGTTAATTGATATGGAGACGGGTCAGGAATATGTTGGCTCCCCAACAATAACTGAATATGGCAAGTGGATAAGGATAAAAGATAGCAATGATATTTAGATTAATGGAAATAGCTTTATGGGTCGGAACTGGCTTTAATATGGCAAAACATAATTATGTAGCAGTAATATCTTTAATTATACTTAATTTGCTTGTAGTAATTGTAGATATGGCTTATTCCAGTATAGATTGGATATCTGAAGCGGATTGGGATGAAGAATGACGGGTTTATTAATTGCAATAGTAGGGCTACAGTCCCTAGTTGTTGTATATCTTATCCACAGCTATGAAGACAAGATAGTCAAATTAAATAAAGAAATAAGTAATTTAAAACCTATACAGTATGAGCATTCGGGGTGGGATAATGGCAATTAGAAAAGATGAGAAGTGCTACTATTGTGATAAAGAAGGTACATACTTTGATTTTGACAATAATGGACAAACTATATCAGTTTGTCTAAAGCATATAATGAAGTATTTTGTGTCATAGGTCACATATATTATCGCCACAAAAATGAGCCGAAAAATGAAACCACACGCATAAAAAGGCGGGAGTGCCTGATAGATGCCCTACTTAGATAGAATAGATATATGTCATTTATATATAGAGATAGACCCAAGAAAGAATATCCATGCGAATATTGTCGAAAGCCTTCTAGCACGATCATGGCACAAGGATATAGAATATTACATGTATGTGCAGAATGTGCTGAGCTAGAGTAGCCCCGTCTTATAATATTTTTAAATTACCCCATTTTGAGAAACGAACTACTGCAGCGTCTTTTAACTCTGGATATATATCTAAGTGATGCCAATTTTCAAGCTCTGTATCATAAGCTAATTTTAGAGCTTCTTCTTCTGTGTCCGCCATCACAGTTATAGTATATTTATCTGTTAATGTAGCCTCAACTTTAAATTCCTTAGATCCAATGCCTATATTCACAGGTTCTACTGCATAACCCCACAAAAAATACCTACCAGAATCATCTTTAATATTGTATTGATAGTCAGATGGAATCATTATACCCTCAAGGGCTTCACATGATCTTATCTGATTATCAATCTCTACGACTATGGTCTCTACTGCCATTATTAAAATGACATCAGCATCTTCGAACTTTTCAACCTTATTTACAATAAAGCTCTTATTTAATTTTGATTTAACCACTCTTTTTATATCTTCTTGATTAAGCATTTCTACTGGTTGATTTAGCCAATCAAAGTATAGATATACGGGTTTGAAGTCATATTTACTCATAAAGATAGTATATCATTGTGTATTGTAGTGGTAGAAAGTGGAGCAAAGTGGAGAATAAATACAGATATTCGATATAAAAGATCCTATGTATTTATTATATTATTTGCTATGGGTTATAAAGCGTTATCCACAGGCCATCGTAATATCTGTGGATAAATGCAAATATGGCCTATATACTTATCCACAAGTTATCCACAATATGTAGATATATTATTTGTCAAGTCTATATCTACAATATATGTGTGTTATATGTCACAGTATATGCACTTGACATCGCAAATATTTTGTAGTAAATATTTTTTTGCATAATTGTGCAGAATGAATATATATTTCTTCGTAATCCCATATTATGTGTTTATATTTAATTGTTTATTTATATTTTCTATATGGTTTTATTATCATATTCTAGGTATGATTTCTATTGGTGGAAAAGCTCCAGGGGTTTTTTGGGTCCCTTCGTAATCCCGTTTTTTCTTTTTTGCCGTTGCCTGCACAAAAGAAAGAGCCCCACGGATCCCGAATTCCGTGGGGCTCTATAATGGACTTGGCTGAACGCCTGAACGCCCTAGTTTTTCATTAATTATTATACCACTGCATATTTAACTTTGTCAAGCGTTATCAAAATATCCCTCTGCCCACAGGCCCTGGAGAAAGTCATTGGTCCCAGCCAAATTTTCCATAAGCTTTGTTTGACCTTCGGGCACATAGTGCATAGCCAAATATGTAGCGTCAATCATTTCATTTAGATCATCTTTAGAATAACCTAACATTATGCCAACACCTCCACAAACTGGTCAATTGAAAATTGCATCTGACCAACTGTGATTGTCTTGTTAACTAAGTTAATTTCTTTGTAGTCATATTCTTCTTCGTGGTCTACTTGTCCTACATATAAGCCATAGCCTGTTTCTGAATCCCGCCCGTGCTTTGTCAACTGGTCAACTAAAATACGGGTGCAATATGATAAATCGTTAATGCGTGGCATAGCGGTGCGAATTGCTTTTTGCATATTTGCAACTGACTCTTCACCATCCCAATGTGCATAAACATTTATATTTTGGGCGGGGTTATCAGTTGTGATGATTGTATAATTAGTTCTTGCTCCCATTTTGTTCCTTTCGGTTTAGGTTGGTATTATATCAGGGACCACTGACATTAGAGCAGGGTCGGTTGCTCCCACATAGGCTGGGCGGAACCATTCTTATGGCTTCCAATAAGAGAAACCAATTCATTACATACAACCGCAATATCCTTTAGATAAGGTTGTACAAAGTCTTCCTTTAGATAGTTAGACATAATTGCAGCATAAGCAGCAAATGTGTTAAAATATCTAATTTGAGCATTAACTGGCATATGGGTCAAATCAAAGGCAAAACCTGTAGCGTGATATCTATCATCAGATAATGCTTCTTCTGCTTGCTTGCTGAACTTCCTAGTTACTGAATTATTTTCTGAATGAAGCGTTGGCATATTGTCCTTTCTGAACCTTGTATTATATCAGAGTCTTGCGTTACTGTCCAGTAGTTTCACTATATGAGACGGAGCTTTTACTCCCCCTTCGCATTCGCAAAGTGTCATGTGTAGTTCACAGTCAGAACACATAACAAATCCTACCTTAACCCCAGCCTTGTCAAGCCCGTACAATGTACGTGAATTACGTAGTGGGGTTAAAGTTGAATAGGGGTTTACTTTAAAGACACTGACTGAACGGTGCCACGAGGCTTTGGGTCCTTGATGGGACGAGTAAATTCAAGACCCGATTCCTTGAGAACCTTGATCATCTCTGCAGAGAAACGACCACGGGCCCCTGGATTGAAACCCTTGCTGATTAGATAGGTACGTGCGTTTTCCTTAGCCATTATTTCTTCCTCCTGTTAGTTGGTTGTATTCTTCTTCTGACATGTCATCCACATGAACGACAAAATCTTTACTTATTACATAATCACGGATGGATTCATCAAGATCTTCCCATCCATAATCAATTGTAAAACTATTATTATTTTCTATGATGTAGTACATGATTTCATCAGGTGTCTTGTTCCACATGTATTCTAGATTTTCATCAGACATGTCACTTTCGTACATGTTGATGAGTGTATGGAATGTACAGTAGTCATGGATCCCTGGTCTCCAATTGCCTTTAGCATTGGAATACTTTGTCATTGCCATGTTGATGTCTACAAGTAGGCCGATGCGGTCCAATGCACTAATATCAGACATTATTTAACTCCTCTGCGTAGTACTGCGCTAATGTATGCACAGTAAAATTTAAGCCCTGATTATAACAGAATTGTACAGCCTCTGTCAAACTCTCTGTTTCAAATACTGGACGGGAATTAATATAACTATCTTCAGATTGATCATATACCTCAAACATATTAATGCCGCCTGGGGATACACTATAATCTACTTCATATATCACTAAATCTACTCTATCATTCCACATTTTGCACCACCCAAGTAATCATCATAAGTTGGATATTATCTAATGTCTTGCAATCTAAACAATCACAATCATCATTGTGACCATCTACCAATGCATACATCATATTAAGTAAGTCAGTTATTGTCATATCTTTAGTCATAAGGCGAATCCTATCATATTCGTAAGAGGGTTGTCAAGTCTATTCCGCAACTTCTTTAATTAATTCAGTATGCAAAACCTTGATATCTGCAAATCTAGATAAGACTCTATTTAATTTGTCATCATGGGCACATGTAAGTTCAAGTTGGTTGCCATAAAGCTTTTCTACTTCAATCCCGTGCTTCCAAGATTCCATGATAATGGAGCCCGCCGTTTGGCGGGACCCAGCATCAATTGTAACAATAGCCATTAACGCTCCTCATAGTTGACTAATACATAATCGGATACATCTAAATCTCCATCATAGGAAGAAACATTTATGCTATTTTCTAGCAAGGTTTGTAGGGCATCTTCATCAGTTAAATCAACTGTTACAGTTCCCGCAATTTCGATAGTTGCAACAAACTCAACATCTTTAGTTAATGCAATATGAAAGAGCTCTGCAATTTGGAGAAGTGTTCCCTGATCCCCAGACTCAAGATAGTTTTCCTTGATAATTTCCTCAAGTGCAACCTGCTTCTCATAGTCATTGAGAACCTGCTTCTCGTCTTGACGGGCACGATTCATAGCCCAATCAAGTTCTGTTGTCTTTAGAGTAACATATTCAGCCTGACCATTTACAATCTTCTTGTAAGTGACCAAAGCATTTGGGTTGTAGGTCTCTTGTACTGTTTCCATGATTTCTTCTTTCTGTTCGGTTATAGGGAGTATTGTAGCATCTACCACTGACATTAGTGTTAGGGTAAAACCTTCACATTTCGGACAATCTGCAAAATGCGGGAGTCCATCAACTTTAAGAGTCATCTCAACATTTGCATCACAATTTGTGCAAAGATAATCCCACTTATTCCATTGATCCATTATACATTTACCCCAAACTTATTTAAGATATCTTCCAATGTGTTAATAGACCCTTCATAGTAAGCATCTGATTCAAAATACTCATCTTCAGGAATTTCCACATTGTCCCTAGCATCATTATAGATGCTGAGGAGTTTTGTGTGTTGTTCTTTAATATATTTAATAACCTCTACTGACATTATCCCTCCACCTTTTCCCTATGAGTTTCACAAACATCCTCTGATCCATATCCACAAGCAGAGCATACATCATTTTCGCAATCTTCGCAATATGACATAGTGTTATATTCATCACATTCATTACACTTGGTTTCATATTCAGATTGGCTAATGATTTCTCCACGGAGGAATTCCCATTCCCCACCCCAGCCTGTCTCTTCTTCAAAAGACAATGTGAATAACAGGTCGGGATACTGAGACGATAGTTTAATTAGTGCTTCATCTGCTACACCCCAAGCAGTCTCAAAGTTATAATAGACTACTAAGTTATCACCATTTTCTGTAGGACCTTCCATATAAGTATTTGAATACTTGCTTTCCTCAGATACGGCTACATCCCATTTGACACCCCAGTTACGGATATTCCAGTCATACCAATAATCGCTTTGGAATTTAAGTTGCTCTTGAATTGGTAATGAACGATCTGGTTGCTTGTTGTAGGCTTCTAAATCTGTTGGCTTGACAATATTCCAGAAAGCAAAAATCGGGGCGGAGTAAAGAACATCTTTCTTAATAAACTTACCTGTATCCATATCATAAGAGTCGTGCATAACCTCAAATGGTTGATTCATCTGATTAACTAACTTAGTTACAGATTCAGGATTACCTTCAATTGTTAGACCATTAAATACCCAGTTTGGCATATATTTCCTTTGTTCGTAGTTATAGGGCATATTCTAGCATACCCCACTGACATTTGTCCAGAAAAATTTCAGGAGATCCGTAAAGTTGTCCGTAATGTCCATTTTGTCTATTGTCGGCAAATCTCAACATGTGAGATTATAAATCTTACTATGCGATCCCAACGGGACTTGAACCCGCAACCTCTACCGTGACAGGGTAGCGATCTAACCAATTGATCTATGGGATCAGAGAGTGGCGGAGCTTTTGCTCCGCCACTTTTATTTTTTTTATTAAGCGGTTAAAGCAAGAACCTGCTTAACAATTTTATTTTTTTCTGCTGTTACAACTGGATCAAATCCACTTGCACCAGCCATAAGTGAATCGCCACCTTTACGGGCTGTGCGATAGTAATCAAGGCGTTCAGTAAGTGCATTAACAACACCCCAAGCCGTTCCCTTGATGTTAGCATTAGTAGGAGAGTTGTGGTACAACTCATCAAGAAGAACAACCTTGTTCTCCCACTTTTTTACAGCACCTTTCTTGTCCACTTCAGGCTTAGGATACATCTTGTTGATGATCTCGCTAAACTTAGCGTTGGTTACTTCACGAGAGAACAACTCTTGAGCCTGCTTCTCGAACTCGTCCATATAGGAGAAAGTTAAACCAAGAGCCTCACGAGCAGCAGCGATCTTGCCATCTACTGTCTGAGTGTGGCGAATCTTGAAAGATTGCTTAGCACGACGCATTGCAAGGTTAAGTGTATTCTGACACATAACACGAACAGGGGTAATAGCAGATTGAACCGCTACTGAACCATCGTGTGAGGTGTAGACAACTAGATAAAGATTAGTCTGATCGTTAGCACCCTCAGGATCAAGAACCATTGTGCGGGGAATTGACATTGTGCCAAATACAACACGACCATTCTTGAGAGAGCCTGCACTTTCCCAATAAACATCTGAATTGCCATCGTGAATATTATCTGCAAACGCAAACAAATCTTCATTCTGAACTGTCTTATAGCGTGAACCTACAACTGACAGAACATCTTTCTGTCCCGCTGTAACAGGGTTATCACGAACAACAAGATAGTTATCTGAAACTGTTGTGTAGTTATCTGCAAGCAAATCTGAAACAGATTCTAGTTGCACATTCCAATTTGCAAGATTAGCACCCTCAAGCATTTGCGCTGTGGTAACAGCCTCATCTTGATTGAATACCTTGTTAGCAAAACTATGCCACGCAGGGTTAGAGCGTAGAGATACAGCGAGAGATACAGATCCATCTTCAACTTCTGAGCGATGAACTTGTGACATTGGGTTAGTCATATTTTCCTTCTTTCTATTAGGTGTCGCTAGTATAACAGACTCCACTGACATTTGTCCAATCGTAACCGCAGAGCCAGAGTTCCGTAAATGTTCACGTAATGTTCACTTTCGTAACGGCGTGTCGAGTTGACAATTTGCCGACAACATCGGGCGTGTCGCAGCTTTTAAATTAAGCGGGTGGTCTAAGGCTACTTAGACACTTACCTGTTATCACTCACGACCCGCTAATTATTTACTTAGATGTTTTTACCATTGCAAAACGCTGTTGTCCATTTGCTAATTGCAACTGAACACGAGTAACTTTATTTGATACTGGTGAAAACTTTGTGATGCGACCTGTTACACCTGTTTTAGATGTTGTGAATAGATCACCAATTTGATATGTGTATCCTTGTAGTGTCATTATTTTTTCCTTTGCTATATTCGGGGTATAGTGGTGAGCAGTTTAGCGACTATGCTCAGGTCGTTACTTATTTAGAGGTATGAAGCGATAGACTTCATAGTTGAGGCAGATACATATTCCTCATCTGTCATACGCAAGATGTTGAGAGCATTTGCGATTTCTGTTTTTGCAGAAGTAACTGTGTGTTCATACACTACCTCGAAATCACGCTTTGGCTCTACTGGGAATCCAGCCAAGTTATTTGGAACATCATAGTCAATATTTACTGTTCCGTGATAGTTGCGGTGTGATACACGGAAGTTGGTTGCCTGTGAGATATTTGCAACAGCATAATTCTGCAACTGTGTTTGATAATCTTTCCAAGCAATTTGGAACGCTTCCTCGTTTGCTAGTGATGTTGCAAGGTCAGACTCTAACTGAGCCAACTTTGACTCTAGTGCGTTGATGACCTTTGGTGTTGCTACTTTTACGGAGATTGCTCTAGCCATTTATTTTTCTACTTTCTGTTCGGGTTTGTTTAAGAGTTGTATTGTAGCAGGTAGGGCTGACATTTGTTGCCAGCCCACCCATAACTATTTAATTAAGCAAGTGTAACTGTTGTCCAGCGTTCTTGACCATCAACATCAAGCAAGACTCTTGTGTTAGTTGCGTTGATAGGGTTGATTTCCTTGATAGTGCCTGTGACCTTTGACTTCTGTGTAGTGAATAGGTCGCCTACCTTGTATGTGTTATTTCCGATTGTCATTTTTTCTCCTTTGTTGTTGTTAGTGTGGTATTTTACCATAATGAACCAACCTTTGTCCAACCCACTATGGGCGTGTCGTGTATGAGTTAAGTCACACGACAATTCTTTTACTTTGCTTGCACTACGCCTGAGCGGTGAAAGACTTTTGTATGACATCTGCCATTTGGCTCATATAAATTATAAGTTGCATATTCATCTGCAAAACCCCAATCCACGCACTTATCAAAAGCGTGTACGGCATCAAGTGCATTGTCATACGAACCTGTCCAATGTGGGGCGGGATTTCCGTCATAAGATGCAGTTAGTTTATACATTAGTCGTTCTCCTTTGTTTCCCATATTGTAGCAGGTGGTACTGACATTGTGTTCCAAGTAGCCTCTTTATAATTATTCCATAACTGATCTAATTCTTTATCAAGCATAGTAAGCCAATTCTGTTAAGAGATGAGCATAGCCATCTTTATCTGATTTAAGAGATAATTCGCAAGCATTACATTCCCACGCATAGCGAACGGTACGACCCGTACCAAGTGTAGCAATACACATATGGGTCATCTTTTCTGAGCATACTGGGCAATAGGCAGAGATAGTCTGCCCTAGCCCACCAAGTTTAATAGTCATATTAGTCCACCAATTCTGAGTCAATGCCTACATAAACTGTTGTCCAGAAATCTTCTGGAATAAATCTATGTCTTTCGGGATTATAGATAGGGCGAACCTTGCAAGCATAAGCAAGATAGCCTTCTGGTGTTGAGTGGTGCATATCCTTGCGGAAATCTGCGTACTGGATTATACCTTGTCCTTGTGAGGACTTTACATATTTGCCTTCTAGGGCTTGTGAGATTAGCATATTTGCTACCTTCTTTCTGTTTAACTATCCGCTATTTTACACTATCGGGCTGACATTATCAACTCCAAAATGCGTATAATTCGGACATTTTAAATGAACAGAAGGTTAATTAAAATCCACAGGGGTTGTGGACGACACTCCGTAAAGTGAATTTTAGATGAATTTTTGCCGACAAAAAAATGCGTTTGTCAAATCAACACGCCGCATTTTAAAATAAATTATGACGGGCCCAGGTGGCAATTCCTGGACCCATCTCTCTCACCCGTCGCAACAAAAAATTAATTTAGGACGGACCAATAAGCTATGCCCAGGTGATCACTGCAGTATCTTGCAACGTCACTGTATCCCGTTTCATTATAAAAATATTTAACACGTTGGCCCTTGACCGCAACTTTAAAAAATATTTCATCGTTACTATCTTGCCAGATCTTGCATTGATCATCTGCAAAAACTGAATGCCATTTTGCACTGTTGACTGGTGGGTGTTTAGCCATGGATAGACTCCATCTCTTTTAATTCTGATACCATGGATGAAAATTCATCACGAGACATTGTTATTGAAACAACTTTTGTTGCAACCCCTGCAGATAGTGTTGCTGCATACTTAAGCAACAACTCTGCAATCTCTTCAGTAAATCCTGCCGTTGCTACAATTTTTGCAGCATAGTACATTGCTTCAGGGTTATAAACTTCTTCACGACATGCTTCTTGAATTGCTAACGCTGTTGAAATATTTGACATTTTATTCCTCTATCTTTTTATACTTTTGCTTACGGGTGTACTTTTTTTTATTGCGTATAGGTTGCGACGCATTACTGCGTCGCAATTCTTGAATACGCTGGACTCTATCAGACAATTTCGATAACTGCTTCGCTAGCATTTTCATTTACCTCATAAAGTTTCGCAATTAGCAAAGACTTTGAAGTGGCATTGCCAATAAGTTCACGAACGCATTGTTCATTCATAGTAATAAAGACATCAGCAGGCACACGAGAAATACGCCTTGCCATAGATGACTCAGGCTTTACCTTTGAGACATAGTTAATTCCATTAACTGTGAAAGGGTAAGCATTCCAGTTTGTTGTATCGAGTTCGTGCATTTTCATATTATTTTCCTTCTTTCGGGTTTGAGGTTGTTATTGTATCAGATAGCACTGACATTGCTTCAAGGCGTGACTCTTCACGCTTGTTTTGGACATAAGCTTTAAATTCATCTAAGTTCATATTATCACCCTTCGTCATATTCTAGAGACATTGGAAAGGCATCGCTTGAGTCTGCCCACCCATACATTCCCATTTCTTGCTGATCATAGCATTCAGGGCAGACATAGTCATCGCCATAAATGTCATACTCTTCCTCAGAGTAAAAAGTTTGGCTTGCCCCACAAATTTCGTGGTATAGGCAAGCGACTTCAAAAATAGTTTGGTTAGTCATTATTTGACCTCCTCTAGTGTTAGGCAAAGTGGGTTGCATTCGCAATAATCAAAATCAAAATCACCATCAGGGCTAACCCAGCCAGTGATACCTTGACCATAGCAGAGATCGCAATTTTTAAAAGTGCATTCCCAGCAAGTAGTTGCCCCAGTATAAGGAGCGTCATATACGGAAATCTCTCCGCAGGATTTGCCACACTCTTGGCAATTTATTTTTAGTGAAGTCATTTTAACTTCCTTTCTTTTGTTTAACGGATTTATTATATCAGAGCCCACTGACATTGGGCGGGATTTGCCTAAATGCAGAGAATACACTCACACTTAGGGGCATTGCCACCCAATAGGATTTTAATTAAGGCTATACGCTGAGGCGTAGATAAGCCATAAGAGGACTTACAGCCTCCATTGTTAAATTCGTGAATGATACGATTTTCTAACTGAGCAGAAATTCCAAGGGTTTTTCCGATATTTATTTTATTTAGTGTAGTCATTTTGACCACCTTTCTTATTGTTTAACTATCGTTAGTTTAGCAGACTTTCTGCTAAAAATCAAGGCGACACGCCGTAATTAACTAACTTTTTTTTATTTTTATTTAATTTTGTATAATGGAATTATAGCATAAAATATCGCTACTATCGAGTAACATAGGGGTAAATCTCAATATTTGGAGCGTGGATATTTGTGTGACTGGTCACACCGTAAATGTCTTTTTTGTCCGTAAATGTCCGATTTGTCCAAAATCCCGGCCTTGCTCTGAAGTCAGTATTTTACGCCTACTTCAGAGCTTTTTTATTTATTCAAAATCTTTTAAAATATTTTCAACGATTTTGATTTGTTCATCTGTTAAATGATCTAGTTGGATTGCATTTGCAAAATTAAAAATGTCTTCCATTATTTTACATCCGCCGTTTCATCATTTCCATAGCAAGCCAATTCAAAACGATTTGGCGAGAAGTTGGGATTATCTGCAAAGAAGAAATCCGAGAAGTCAATTACTAAATCGTGAAAGACATCTGAGTCAATTCGATTTTTATTTTCATTTAGAATATCCGCTACATTTATGTAGTCTTTACGGCTCATCATTATAAATCAAACTCCTCATCAAACTCAATTTCTGAATCTTCTAAGTCTTCTAGTGAAATGTCATCACCTTGCTTAGCGTTTTCTGTTTCTGCTTCTTCAGCCATAAGCAAGTCAAAGGCATCAGGCTCAATCGCCCAAGGGTCAAACTTTTTTTCGAATGAATATGTCATAGTCATTATTTTTTTCCTTTCGTTAATTTTTATTAGTGAGTGTAGGCTCTGCGACAACCAAAAAACGGGCATTTGATTGTGGACTCTCTGTGATAAGTATAACCATACTTACCCACAGAAGTCAAACTACGTGTAGCCTTAGGCGTTTTCACAATGTGATAAACCTTAGCATTAGCCACAGTAGGGAATAGCGTTAGTGCTATCGCTAATGCGATTACTTTATTTCTTATCATTCTTGCCCCAATCTTTATCTGTTATGAGTTTAGCAGATAGGTACGACACTAGCAAGATAGATAGCAGGGTTAAAGAGTTTATAGTCATTTAATTAGTTGTCCTCTAGTGTGAGGACAAAATTACGATTATACTTGCTAAGTGCAAACACCGCACCATTGGTGCAAGTAACCTGCATAGCATCGCCATTCCACTTACGGATTTTAGCAATTACACCAGACTTGATAGCAAGGTGGGAATTAGGGAGAGTGATAGTATCACCAATCTCAATGTAGTTATAGTTTAGTGTATTCATTTGATGAACACCTTTCTTTTTATTTGGTTAGACTTTCTAACCGCTTTCCTTGCCTAGATTATTTGCTCTATTGCTAGAGGCTCACTAGGATTTTTCTATATTTAATTTTATAACTGGAAGTTTAGCATACTATGTCGAGAAAATCAACTCGACACGCTAGATATAGAGTGTGATTCCGCTCACATCTAGACAATTCCGACATTCTATCTGAAGTCGGGCAGGAGGGGTATATTCCTGATCTACTAGAACAGGCACCTTGCAGGTAGGGCATTTGATATATTCTGCATATTTTACAGTGTTCATATTCTGAACCTTTCTTTATTGAGAACCTTTCTCAATTTCTTTAATAACTTAAGTTTAGCACAGTATTTGGAAAATATCAAGTCGCAAAACGGACATATCAGGACAAATCGAAATTTATTTTTTCTTTGACTGGTCATTTATGTCCGATTTGTCCCGATATGGGCACAGTATTTCTTTTTTTTTCCTTTTTTTCAGAGTGTATCATGCATCTTAAAAAAAAATTAACATTTTCTCAAAATGAAATTGAGGGTATCAAATAGTAAATGTTATAATTGTAACCTAATGAAAACATTTATATTGGGTGTGGGTGCACAAAAAAGTGGGACTACCTGGGTACATCAATACCTATCATCACATTACCCATATGTAGACATGGGGGCTTTTAAAGAATACCATGTATGGGATGCATTATGTGGCATAAGACCTGAATATAAAGTAGTAGATACTCATACCTATAAAGATGTTATGCGTAAAAGAATGCAGCAAGATGAATCTAATTACTTCGACTACTTTGCAAATATACTTTCTTCTAACAGCACTCTTATATCTGGTGACATATCGCCAGATTATGCTGCATTGCCAAAAATAGTATTAAAGAAGATAAAAGCAGGATTTCAAGAAAGATCTATTACAACTAAAGTATTGTTTATTATGCGAGATCCCGTAGAGAGAACTATATCAGCATACAAAGACATAATACTTAGGAATGATATAGGTGATGTGGATCACAATATAAATATAGTTGATTTTGCTAAATCTGACTTAGCAACAAAAATTGGTAGATATGAAAATACCATATTTAATGTTCAATCTGTATTTGACAAGAATGATATATACTTAGAGCTGTACGAAAACCTATTTAGTAAAACGGGAGTGTATAAACTCTCTCAGTATTTTAATATGCATGCAGATTACGATATGATTGATGAGCAGGTAAATTCATCTCAATTTTCAATGGAGTTTGAAGAAGTTGTAAAAAATACAATAGCATTAGAGTATATAGAAACTTATAAGTGCGCTATACAAAAGTTTCCTGAGATAGAAAATCTATGGAGTAGTTTTAAATACATAAAAGAAAAAATATGAAAACATTTATTTTAGGGCTTGGAGCTCAAAAGTCTGGTAGCAGTTGGTTATATGAGTTTCTTAATACTAACTCGTCTGTCAAGAATGGACCAAAAGAGTATCAAGTATGGAACACGGTAGACAATGTGATTCCTCTAGTACTCGATAAGCCATCATTAGGTTGGCATCCAATGACACAATACTTTCAAAAAAATCCAAATCATTACTTTGATTTTTTTATGGATGCTTTCTTTTCAACTCATAATTTTGCTTATGACATCACACCAAATTATTCAGCATTAAGTAAAGAAAGACTTGCATCTATAAAAGAAGAGTTTGCAAAAAGAGGGGTCTCTACAAAAGTTATCTTTATCATGAGAGATCCTATAGATAGATTGTTGTCATCATATAAGCATGCAGTAAGAAGGCCTGATTCTATCAAATATAGAACTGGGTACCCAGATGATATCAATACTCAAAGTTTTTATCAATATGCTACATCAGAGTTTAGCAAGAATATTGGAAGATATGAGAATACTTATAAGAATGTAGCGGGAGTTTTTGATGAGTCAGATTATTTGTTTTTAATATACGAAGATCTATTTAACAACAATGCATCAGATAAAATTGCTAAGTTTTTAAATATAGACTTTAATCATGATTTTGTCAATATAAAGGTAAATTCTGCTCCAGATGATCAATCTGTAAATGTATCTGAAGAAATGAAAAAAGAAGTGGCTTTAGAATATATAGAAACATACAGATGTATGTTAAAGATATTTCCAGAGATTAAAGATCTTTGGCCTAGCTTTAAATATTTAGACTAGTTTTCTTTTCTCCAGAAAGCAAAGATGCGAATGGTAGTGTCAATAAGATTTTCTTCCTTTATATCTTTGGCGGGATCTACAGGAATCTCTTTCTTAACTAATCTAATTCTATAAGAGTTAATCTTTCTATTTTGCATGTATGCATTGAAAAAATGTCTTGGCATTTATATCATCTCCTAAATACATTATACCAATGGTTCAAACAAGCCAATAAAATGATCGTCTCTATCTGAATTTGGATCCTTCTGATATTCAATCTGTATAACTTTAAAGTATTTATTCAACATAGGCATTATCTGCTCTTCTGTAAAATCTACCCATACACGACTATGTATAATAAATCGGCGGGAGAGGAGAGAAACTCTCTCTAGAATTGTGTTCAATTCCTCTGGATGAATATGCTGTAATACCAAAGAGAATAATACTTCATCATAAGAGGTTTTACACACATCCTCTAGTGAGTTCAATATGGTTAATGAGGGGGAGTTTCGAACAATAACAGGTATAAGATCTGTCATGTTCTTATAATCATAGGCATAGACCTTATCGTATCTATCTAGGAGATATGGGAGATTTCTTCCAACGCCCGTTCCAAAATCTAAGACATTCCCCGTTTTTTCAAATAGCTTCGTTACTTCTCCGTATATAGGCATATCCTCTATAGGCCCTGTATGGCCAGTAAGTACTGCATCAGGGGCTGTCTCTAAGTTAAGCTCTTGCCAGAAATTCATTTATTACTTCCTTGTAGTAGTTTATATATCAAATAAATAAATGTGATCAGCATCACAAATTTAAGTGGCACTATAATTGCATACCATGCAAATATAGCTAAAGGTAGAAAAAAGAACGACGCTATAATAGCTATAAACAAATATAATAGGGGCATTTCAGTTTTCGACGCTCATTAAATCAGGGCGTGGATGATTTATTTCCATATGACAGTTCATACATAGTATTCTACACTTTTTTATTTCTTCTTGTATAGTAGGCCAGGAGTATCTTCCGCCTTTTACCATATCAGCTACGTGTACCTTTTTCCCAGATTTTGTCCTGTATTTATTTTCAGGATTAAAATGGTCAAATGACAATGCTGCGGGGTGACTATTATATCCGCATATTGCACACCCTGCGGACAATTTAATTTTATCTACCCGTCTCCTAATTTCTTGTGGAGTCATATAGGTACATTGTATTATAGGTAATCAGGATCCGCAAATTCTGCTTTTGTAGAATGCATCCACAGGCATGTGTATCTATTACCAGATAGTACTGTTTTTACCCCATGTAAATATCCTTGTTCATTTCCAGGGAAAAATAATGCTGAATACTTTTTTGGCTTTAATTCAAAGTTTTGACGTGGAAAATAAATCTCTCCACCCGTATACTCATCATTTAAATAAAGCACTGCACTATATTCAATAAATGGTTCTCTATCAACTGCATCTGTATGCAAATTACCAGATCCGCCAGGAAGCCAGTGTGACCCAAATGACTTTGTAATGATTACAGGTTTTTCTGTTTCAAAGAACTCTTCGCATACTTTATTTGACATGTGTCCATATTTTTTTTGCAAAGCAATAGATTCGGGATTGTATGGGAAACCAGTCCCACCGTTTCTATCTTTATAGTATTCAGGATATACACCTTTATTTGGATTATCTAATTGCTCAATCATAAGCAAAGCATCTTCAGGTGTAATAAAATCTTCAATTATTTTAATTTTACTTCTCATTATTATTCTCCAATGTTAAAGAAGGGTCAGGACATAAAATCTTACCTTCAGAATGCAACTTCTCTAATTCGCTCATTTTATCAGGCATATCTTTTGAAACCATAACTGCTAATAAATCGTATATTCTTAATTGTTGAATATAAATACCAGCAATTAATTCTTGAAATATATTAATTTGGTCTTCATTCATTTTTCGGCTCATTTTCTTTAATTAAATTATTGTTCTTATGTTTATTCATCATTGCTACAAAATCTTTGTTTCCAAACCAATGGACTTTACCATCTACTTCCCAATAAAGATTAAATCTGTTCATAAGAGCCAGCTTTATTCCAAATGATAAATTTTCAGCAGTTAACACTGAGCCCGCCTCTGTTATTCTAAGGTATGGTATTCCCTCTACCTCCTGAAGGCTAAAAATGGTGTTAATCTTGTCTGGACGCATTTCTTCGGGGTACACGTCGGGTTGTCTAGTCCATTCACATTGAAAGCCTCTACAGGGGCTCTGAGGACGATTTTCATAGTCTCCACAACCTTTGCCTAACTCTAAAATAGGGCAGGGATTAGGTCCAAGTTCAATAATTCTGCCATCATCAAATTTAACATCTGAATAAAGGTATCCTTCACAGCATTTTGTGCAAGAGCCACACTCTCTATTAACTGATATTAGTGGTAAGGTCTTCTGGGTAGGGGTCTGCAATATTAATTCTTTCTATTAGTTTTTCATATAAAGCATAACCAGGCTTCAATATTGATTTACATTCTATACACCAAAGGTAGGTTTCAGAATTTTCATCAATTGCTGGGGCCATAGGATTTTTGTGATCTTCATTTACACAGCGAATAGGCTCAACTTTATCTTTAAGAGATAATTGATAGTAGTATGAAAATACTTGATGTCTCATTTTTTTCCTTATAATTATGGTAGGTGGGGCTTATTGCCCCACCCCCTAAATCATGTAGTGGCTAAACCTGCCATTACAGTATTCATAGTTTGATTAACATTTTGAACATATTGGCTAATCGTAGGCTGTCCAGCATAAAGATGTTTATTCCACATGCTTAAATTATTTGCATACGAAGGCAAGTAATGAGTTGCTATGACTTTATTCCAGTCATGATACTTACTCCAAGCCCAATTTACTTCTCCACGCATTCTCGCATCTTGAACCCACTCTGGTGCAAGGCAAGCCGTTTTAAAACCTTTAAAGTTATTCCAGGTGATCGGCATATATTGATATGCTCCACATGCATCTGAATATCGAGACTTTGCATTATACCTGCCATGTGTTTCCACTTGTTTTATAGAATACATTAAAATCTCAATTTTATCTTTAAAAGACAAAACAGTTTTTGTACTTATTTTTTGAATATGACTTGAGTTATATTCATTTGCCAGCGAGAGCTTTAAACTAATATATTTAATATTTATATTATTATATATATTATATATATTGCCCCCCGCAGCACTAGTAAGATTATAAAGTGTTGAATTTTTAAAGTCAACTTCATTACTTTTTACTAATGCGTTTGCTGTATCAGATACTGAAATACCAACTATGGTATTTAGTATTGTTATCAATACAACTAATGTTAGATGGAACTTTGTTTTTATACTCATTCCCTTACCTCCTAGTTTTACTGACAGGTAATAAATAGTGTAGCATGATATAATAAGAAAAACAAGGAGCAAGGTTGAAAATTTCTCTTACAGGCCCCGCAATGCGTGACATGGATACTACAGTGGGCTATGGCGAAGCGTCTTTTCATATATATCAAGAATTTAAAAAAGCTGGATTAGATGTTGAGGTAGAACGTTTAGATGGTGCAGATATTGAATTATGTTTTGCAGATCCTGGCAATTATATTTTTTATTATCCAAATAGTTATAAGATAGGATACTCAGCCTGGGAGTCTACAGAGTTTAGCCATCAGTTTCAATTAAATATGTTAGCATGCGATGAACTATGGGCCACATCTTCATTTGTTGCGAATGTGATGTATCAATATTTTTCTGGAAAGCCAATATTTGTTTATAATCATGGTATTGATAAATCTTGGATTCCTAAAAAAAGACAAGAAAGTAATAAACCCTTTACATTTTTTCATTTAGGCGAACCTTACGCAAGAAAAGGTGGACAAATTGCAGTTGATGCTTTTGTAGATCTTTTTGGAAATGATGAAGATTATAGACTTATTATGAAGTCGCATGTCTTTAATACAACAAAAGTAAAAAACCCAAAAACTCCTGGACAACTTTCATCGCCATCTGTTGTTTACAAAAATATCATTGCAATACACGATGTACTTTCAAAAGAACAGATGAATTATCTTTATAATATTTCTGATTGTTTTGTTTTTCCTACATACGGCGAAGGGTTCGGCTTTAATCCATTACAATCAATGGCCCTAGGTATTCCAACAATTACTACAGATGAGTGGGCAGAGTATAAAAATTTAATAACACTTCCAATAAAATCAAAAATGTCAACTTCCCCGTGGCAAAATATTCACCCAGGTATGCAATTTACACCAGATGTAGAAGATTTAAAAGTTAAAATGCAAGAGGTCGTTGACAATTATAAAAAATATGCAGATGTATCTTTTAAAAATGCTTTAAAGGTACATAGCCAATATGATTGGACAAAAGTGTCTAAGCCAGCTGTTGATAGATTAAAAAAGATTTATAAAAACAAAACTACAAACCCTTAGATTTAAGAATGCCAGTGTGGTAAACTTAATCTCTAAATATTTTTGAAAGGTAAAAACATGAATTCTATTGAAAACCCATATGAAAACTTTATTGCATTATCTCGATATGCAAGATGGATTGAATCCGAAAATCGTCGTGAAACTTGGGGGGAAACAGTAGATAGATATTTTGACTTTATGCAAGGTCAACTTCGTGATAAGCATGGATATGTTGCAGATCCAGAACTTGTACAAGAAATTAAAGATGCAGTATTTAATCGTAACGTTATGCCATCAATGCGTAGTGTAATGACAGCGGGACCTGCATTAGAAAGAGAAAATGTTTCTGGATATAACTGTGCATTTCTTCCAGTAGATAATGCTCGTTCATTTGATGAGGCAATGTATATTCTTATGTGTGGTACTGGTGTTGGATTCTCTGTTGAATATAAGTACATCAATAAACTTCCCGCCCTTCCTGAAAAACTTGAAAAATCTTCAACTACAATTATCGTAGGAGATTCTAAAGAGGGTTGGGCAAAAGCTTATCGTGAATTCTTGTCTCTCCTTTGGGCTGGACAAATCCCTCAGATTGATGTAAGCAAAGTTAGACCAGCTGGAGCAAGACTTAAAACTATGGGTGGAAGATCTTCGGGGCCACAACCTTTGGTAAACCTATTTGACTTTAGTGTTCAAGTTTTTAAAGGAGCACTTGGCCGTCAATTAAAACCAATTGAATGTCATGATATTATGTGTAAAATTGGCGAAGTAGTTGTTGTGGGTGGCGTTCGTCGTTCTGCTATGATTTCGCTTTCAAATATAAACGATATTGAAATGGCTCAAGCAAAAGCTGGAAATTGGTGGGAAAAAAGTGCACAACGTGCTCTTTCAAATAACTCAGTAGCTTATTCAAGAAAGCCAGATATGCAACAGTTTATTGCTGAATGGAAATCTTTATACGATTCAAAGTCTGGTGAGCGTGGTATTTACAATGTGGCAGCTGCACAAAAACAAGCAGCAAAATACGGACGTCGCTCTGCAGATATTCATTATGGCACAAATCCTTGTTCTGAAATTATTCTTCGTCCATATCAATTCTGCAATTTATCTGAAGTTGTTCTACGTGAAAACGATACGCCAGAATCAGTTGCTAAAAAAGTAAGACTTGCTTCAATACTTGGAACTTGGCAGTCAACACTTACAGATTTTAAATATATTAGAAAAATTTGGAAAGACAATACAGAAGAAGAAAGACTACTTGGAGTTTCTTTAACTGGGCAGTTTGGAAACAAGTTTTTTTCTGGTCAAGACGGAATTCAAAAACTTGCCGATGCTCTAGATAGACTTCGTGAGTATGCCGTTGAAGTTAATATTGAAGAAGCAGGGAAAATTGGGATTCCCGCTTCCGCAGCAGTCACATGCGTTAAGCCTTCAGGCACAGTGTCCCAATTGGTCGGGGTGAGTTCAGGAATGCATCCATGGCATTCAAATTATTACATAAGAACAGTTCGTGGAGATAAAAAAGATCCTATAACTCAATTCTTAATTGATTCAGGTATTCCTGCTGAAGATGATGTTATGAAACCAGATGCAACAACAGTATTTTCTTTTCCTGTAAAGGCACCAAAAAATGCAATTACAAGAGACAAATTAACTGCTTTGCAACAACTTGAAATTTGGCTTGTATATCAACGTCATTGGTGTGAACACAAACCTTCAATTACAGTTTCAGTAAAGGAAGACGAATGGATGGAAGTTGGTGCCTGGGTTTATAAGCATTTTGATGAAGTATCGGGCATTTCATTCCTTCCATATTCTGAGCATACATACGTACAAGCTCCTTATCAAGAAATTGCAAAAGAACAGTATGTTGAACTTTCAGAAAAAATGCCAAAAACTATAAATTGGGCAGCTTTGTCTATTTATGAAACAGAAGACTCTACAACGGGGTCTCAAGCACTAGCTTGTGTGTCTGGCGAGTGTGAAATTGTAGATATTAACGCTTAAAAGAAGCCTATGTTTTTTGTAATTTAAGTGATATAATCATTTAAAACCAGAAAAATGAGGGATTTTGATGTCTGTAACTTCTGAAGAAAATATTAACTTTACAATAACTCAAGGGGAAAGCTTCCTTAGAGAATTGCAATATGTTTCTGAAGAAGAAGGAACTCAAGTTGAAATTCCAATAGATATTACTGGATACACATTCGTTTTAGAAGTTAGAGATAAGCCAGAAGGTAGATTTTTGGCTGCTAGGTGCTCTATTGGCGATGGTATTACAATCACTGATGCTGCAAATGGAATTGTTACACTTTCTATTACACCAGAAAAAACAAATAAATTTTCTTTACCAAGATCTGCGTATCAATTAAATTCTATAGACCCTTATGGCTCAGTTGATACTTGGCTACAGGGATGGTTTAAAGTTTATCCAGGAGTTATATACTAATGACAGAAAAAATAATTGTAAGAGCAGTTGGAGCCAGAGGTCCTAAAGGTGATGCTGGCCCAGCGGGCACTGGAATAACTATACTTGGAAGTTACAATACTTTATCTGATTTACAATCAGCTCATGCAACAGGGTCTGTTGGGCAAGGTTATCTTGTTGGATCAAATCTTTACATCTGGAATCCACAAACAAATGCATGGCTAATCACTGGCCCAGTTCAAGGTCCAAAAGGTGATACAGGAACAACAGGTCCACAAGGACCAGCAGGACCTAAAGGTGATACAGGTTTACAAGGGCAAGCGGGCCCACAAGGTTTAACTGGTCCACAAGGTCCACAAGGTCCGCAAGGTCCTCAAGGTCCACAAGGACCAGCAGGACCTAAAGGTGATACAGGTTTACAAGGTCCACAAGGTCTGCCAGGAAACGTATCAGGATTTAACATATCTTTGGTGTCGTATACATATGAAAAAAGATCTAATAGTGCATTATGGAGTATCCCGCATAATCTTGGCTTTATGCCCAATGTAACTGTTATTGATTATGGACAAAATAATGTAGAATGTGATATAGAGCATGTTGACCAAAATAATTTAACGTTAACATTTTCAGAACAAATTTCTGGGCATGCTTATTTGTCGTAAGGCAATAATAAATAAAAAGGGAGTGTTATAAAACACATGGCAAAAACATTTTTAACAAATATTAATCTAAAGGGCAATCAGCTTCTCAATGCTGCAATCCAACCTTCCGCCTCTGCTCCTAATGCTTTGACGGCAGGTCAACTTTACTTTAATACAAACAATAATACATTTTACTATTCAACGGGACCAGGAACATCAAGCTGGGAGCCAGTAGGAGTACAATATATCTCTTCAGTAGATAGCACATACTTTACTGTAACTAATAATGAACTTTTCTTAAATGTAGCTACAATTGAGTCACATCTTACAACTGACGGGTTTGCAAATCAAACTGATGTAACTAATGCTGAGAATGCAGCAAAATCATATACCGATTCTTCGATTATTACACTATCATCTACTCTTTCAAGTCAATCGTCAACAGATATATCTAACGCAATAACAACTGCAGAAAACTATACTGATACAGCAATTGCTAATGAAGTAACACGTGCTAATTCTGCATACGACCCAGCAGGTGCTGCTACAACAGCAGAAAACAATGCTAAGTCGTACGCAGATTCCTTAGCATCAAATTACGATCCAGCAGGTTCGGCTTCTTCTGCACAAACTGCAGCTCAAAGCTATGCAGATACTGCAGCTACAAATGCAGAAAACGCTGCAAAATCTTATGCTGATGCACAAATTTCAGCACTTGTTGATTCAGCACCATCAATTCTTGATACGCTCAAAAAAATTGATCAAGCAATCAATAATGATGCAAATTTTTCAACAACACTTTTAAATGATATTGCCACTGCTCAAGCTACTGCAGAATCTTATGCAGATACAGCAGCAACAAATGCTGAAAATGCTGCAAAGTCTTACACAGATAGCCAGATCACAGCATTACATTTAACATCAAAATATTCACAAGAAATCTCTGGAGACAATTCTACAGATTTATTTACAATTACTCACAACTTAAATACACGTGCAGTAACTGTTCAAGTTTATCAAACATCAGGTACTCCAGATACTCAGTGGGCGGACGTAGAAGTTGATGTCACTAGAGATACAACCTCTACAGTCACATTAGGTTTTGGTTTGGCACCATCTGTAGGCACAACCTACGAAGTAGTTATAGTAGGATAAAAGTATTAAATAAGGAGGGGTGTGGAAAATCCCATACCCCTTTTCAGTTAAAGTGGAGTAGTTATGTCTAAAAAAATGTTAACACCATTAAATCTTCTAACAAGAGCTTCTGACCCATCTCGTGGCACAGAAGGTGATATGTACTTTAACACAGCTGATAAAAGCATTAGAATTTATAATGGTATAACTTGGGTTACAATAATTAAATCAGATGATCCAATTCCATTTTATGAACATACTCATACATATGATGGAGATGTTGCAATAATTAATCCAGTCCCGTACAACTTGGATACATTCAATGGAACTGGTATACTAAGTGTTGATGGAGGTCCTGCAAATCCAGATCAAACTCTGCTACCAGGATTTTCAAATTCAGCAATATTGGATGGTGGCATAGTTGGCTAGCAATTTCCCAAATAATTTAGATAGCATTTCAAACCCAAACCCGAATGATCCTTTATCAAACCCCTCTCACTCAGAACAACATACATTTGCTAATTCAGCAATCGAAGCTCTTGAAGCAAAAGTTGGTATTAATAATTCTACAGATGTAAATTCACTTGATTATAAAATTGCTCAACTTGAAGCAGCAGGTGGTACTACAACAGTAGAAGTTTTAGGCCTTCAAGGTAATAATGATCTAGAAATTCATGGTATAGAAAACCCTACAACAATAGATACCATTGATACCTCTGTCTGGCAATCAGCTCAATATAAAATACAAGTGACAAAAAATAGTGATGTTTATAGTGCAGATTTAAATGTATTGTTTACATCTGGTGGAGTTAACATATCAGAATCAAATATCATAACTTCCAGAGATGATATTGCAAATCCCGCCAACTTTGATTTTGTGTATAATGGAAGTATAATCAATTTAGTAGTAACCCCAGTTTTAAATTCTGTGTCCGTAAGGTTTCTCAGAACAGCTTTAAAAAAATAAAATAAAATAAGGAGCAACACCCACAATGGCAACAGTAGATAAAAATTTTAGGATTAAAAATGGATTGGTTGTTGAAGGTACCACGGGTACAATTAATGGCAATAATATCCTCACAGAGTCAGCAAGTGACTCGTACATACTCAATCTGGTAGGCGGATCCACCCTAGTTAAATCTGTTGATACATCAGTATTTAATGTAGATGGCTCTGGGCATCTTACAGTTAATGCAAATACTTTTGATGCTTATGGGGCAGCTTCATCTGCACAATCTGCAGCAGAATCTTACGCAGACTCAGCAGTTTCAACAGAAGCCTCAAATCGTCAAACAGCAATTAATTCAGCACTTACAGTAGCAGAAAATTATGCAGATACAGTATCTGGAAATGCTCTTAATAGTGCAAAATCTTATACTGATTCAGCTATTTCAACAGAAGTTTCAAATCGCAACTCTGCAATTTCTTCTGCAATTACAACTGCTGAAAATTATGCAGATGGCCTAGCTTCAAATTATGATGCTGTAGGCGCAGCAGCAGCTGCACAAACAGCTGCACAAATGTACGCAGACTCAGCAGCACTTAGTGCTGAAAATGCTGCAAAGTCATATGCAGATGGATTAGCACCTAATTATGATCCTGCAGGCTCAGCAACTTCTGCTGAAAATGCTGCTAAATCATACGCAGATTCATTAGCTGGTAATTATGATCCAGCAGGTGCTGCTTCAACTGCACAGTCTAATGCAGAAGGATATGCTGATACAGCAGCTTCAAATGCACAGGCAAATGCAGAGTCTTATGCTGACACTAAAAAGACAGAAGCAATTTCTGCTGCAAATACCTATACAGACGGAAAAGTTTCTGATCTTGTTGGTATGGCTCCATCAATGCTTGACACTTTGGCAAAAATTGATGCTGCAATAGCAAATGATGCTAATTTCTCAACAACTCTTCTTAATGATATTGCTACCGCTCAGTCTACCGCTGAGTCTTACACGGATTCAAAGATTGCTCAAGAAATTACAGATCGTAATTCAGCGATTGCAACTGCAAAATCACAAGCTATCACAACAGCCGAAGGTTATACAGACTCAGCAATTAGCACAGAGGTTTCAAACCGTAACTCTGCCATTACAACAGCTGAAAATGCTGCAAAATCATACGCAGATGGGTTAGCATCAAATTATGATGCAGCGGGATCTGCTTCTTCAGCACAATCAGCTGCAGAAACTTATGCAGATAATCTTGTTGCAAATGGTAATTCAAGTGCAACACCAACATACCAAGCAGTAAAAGTTGGCGGGTATACAGAATTAATTTCTGGTTGGAATAGCACATCAACTGGTGCAACATTTGTACCAGTATCATGGAACTCAAATTATGGAACAGCTAAATTAACTGTTCATGTAAGAGATGGAGTTCATTCACAAGCATCAGAAGTTTTGATTGCTCGTGATTCAAATAATAACATTGCCATTACAGAATATGCAATTGTTACAACAAATGGATCGCTTGCTGATATTTCAGCAGTGTATTCAGGAGGAATTGTTTCATTAACAGTATCTCCAACAGCTGGACATACAAATGTCGAAGCTGTGGCTTCAGGTTCAGTAATAGTCTGGGCTGACTAATAGTTTAAAAGGTTAGGGGGATCCTTAAAATCCCCCACACAAAATACAAAATTTAGGGGACAGTGAACCAAAAATGACAGTGATGGATAAAGATTTTAAAGTTAAGAATGGGCTAAATGTAGCAGGAAATGCAACATTTGGATCACAAGTCATATTAGGATCAACCCCTTTAGCGTTTGATACAAATACAAACAGACTTCAATTATACATAAATAACGCATGGTCTTCTATCGCCACATTGGACGATTTAGGAGGCAGTTTGTCATTTATGGATATTGGACTTTCAATTGATTATAACGGTCAACCTACATATATTGTACAAGGCAATGGCGTTACAATTAGTGGAGATAGTAAGTTTGTAGATGCAGGTTCAGTAACACCATATTCAAATATAGAGTATATATTTGATTCGGGAGCAATTTAGTCTTAAATACCTAAACTGGTATAATAAAAAAAATAAAATTAAAAAGGGGTAATAAATGTCAACAGTAAGAATTCAAATCAGAAGAGGTACTTCATCGCAATGGACCTCTGTAAATCCCGTCCTAGCAGCTGGTGAAGCTGGAGTAGAGACAGATACACTTAAAATTAAGATTGGTGACGGCACCACTAATTGGTCGTCACTTGGATACGCTACAATTACCCCTACTGAACTTGCAGACGCAGTTGCAGCAGGTATTGGAAGTCAACTTACAGCCGCAGATGTAAATGCTGCTTTAGGTTATACAGCTGCTAATGCAGCAGACCTATCATCGTTAGGGTCACAATCTTCAACTGATATCTCTAACGCAATAACAACTGCTGAAAGCTACACAGATACCGCAGTAGCCAACGAAGCCTCTGCTAGAGCAACTGCAGTAACCAACGCTATTACAACTGCTGAAGGCTACACAAACACCGCAGTAGCCAACGAAGCATCCGCTAGAGCAACCGCAGTAACAAATGCCATTTCTACTGCTGAAGGCTACACAGATACAAAAGTTGCTGCACTTGTTTCAACTGCGCCATCAGTTCTTAATACTCTTGCTAAAATTGATGCAGCTATTAATAATGATGCTAATTTTTCTACAACATTGCTATCAGACATTGCAACAGCTCAATCTACTTCAGAAGGTTACACAGACTCAGCAATTGCAACTGAAGTTACAAATCGCAATTCAGCAATTGCAACAGAAACTTCACGTGCTGAAGCAGCCGAAGCACTGCTTGCTCCTAAAGCAAGCCCAGCATTAACAGGCGCACCAACAGCACCAACAGCTTCCCCTCTAGACAATAGCACTAAAATTGCCACAACCGCTTACGCAGACGCAGCTGTCGCTGTCGAAGCCTCAGCACGTGCAACAGCTGTTACCAGCGAAGCCTCTGCTAGAGCAACCGCAGTAACAAATGCCATTTCTACTGCTGAGTCTTTTGCAACCAATGCTGCAAATTCAGCACAATCAAATTCAGAGTCTTACACAGATACCAAGATTACAGCAGAAGTAACTCGAG